GGGTCCTACCTACGATAGCAATGTTATCCAAGATGCCCCCAATAGTAGTAATGCCAGCCGTCCCCAATGCACCACCCGGGGTGGCACTCCAAGAGCTATGCAAGCAAATGGAAGGCCCGTCGGATGGAGTGAACTCCCACAGGAAATCCACCGCTGTCGGCGGCAGGTTAATCAGCGTGCGATAGCGCACCAAGTAACCAGTGCCAGTGCCAGCATAGCACGGTGGCGCCAAATCGGCACCACAGGGGTCTTCGAGTAGCTTCCGCCACTTCACGGCGGCCTCATCCAGTCTAACTATCGACCTAGGAATAGTATTCTTGACTTTCTTACGAGTCTGCCCTTTTATCGACGCCTGCTTCGCAGGTCGCAGTTTCGTCTTGGCCATGGTCAAGGCACAAGGTTGGGATACTCAGAAAGACCTGGGTCATCCCTGACCGTCATATCAAACGACACGTGCTTATAGTACTGCTCAAGGGCATATTGGGCGTCTGGGGTGACGCCGAAAGCCCGCCAAAAGCTGTACCTTGTGCGAGGGTCAACCTCCGAGTAGCACCTAGCCATGCCTTTAGCCATCCGTGAAAAGCCGCTTGAATCGAACCAGCGATCGTTGGCGACATCGAGTTTGCGGGCCCCATCGACCCCCAGCACCCGTAGGCGCTCATAGAACTCGTTGAACACAGGTAGCCCCCCGGCAATAGCTAGGCCACACGAACCCACCGCAGCGAACACGTCCCGTGCGTGGTGGCGCACATCCAGCAGCGACAAGCAGTCCTTGGCGAGAGCTGTGCGCAAATTGCGCACCATGATCCACCCCTCTGGTGTCCACACCGGGTGTCCCTGGCAAAACTCAATGTGCTCGAATTCGAAGACTGGGTCCTCCACCTTCATGGTGAACCCCATGTCCTTGAACCAAGCCTTGAGCGGTGCCAGGAGGGGCAGTTGCTCCGCCTCCATGACCAGCACACAGTCGTCGCCATTGTTGGCTAGGTCGGCATCAATACCGTGCTCCTCGCAATAAGCCTTCACCATAGCGCACATCAGCAGACAGTTGCCGAGGGCAGTGTTGATATCACCACTGCCCCTGCAACCATTCACCTTGTACTTGATGAGCCCATCACTGGCACGGGCATAGCCGCGCTGGTAGATCTGCCACCTGAGCAATTTAGCCAGCTCCTTCCGATCTCCGCCCTTGTAGCACGACAGATATATGCCATGCTCCCAATGGAGG